GTTTAAGGGCCAGTCAGGCCCCCCAATCTCTCTCACAACCCTTTTATGGAGGATTACAAGAAGAGCAAGTCACGAGATTCAGGAAAGAACCGCTTTTGCGTGCGGCCCTTCCCACCGTTCCTAACCGCCACGTCCCCCGTGAAGGGTTCGCTCAAAGTTAGTACGGAGCCTCGACCGCTCGTCGCCCGAAGGGCTAGAGCGTAATACGCGTTATGGTCAGCAACCTTGGTTTTCGGTTTAAAGCACAGCGTTTGACAACGCCACGCTCGTCTACCGGCCATCCAACGCCAACCATGATCCCTCGCCTCGACAGGAGTAGAAACAACACCCCCGTCTAACGTACGTACGTCGGCATGCATCACCGGGATCCTATGAATCTTCTTCCACTGCTGAAAAACTGACCGGGCCCTGCGTATAACTCTTAAGAGTCTGCGATCAGCAATCGCAAGACTTGAGCCAACGTAGGATCCTCGGTCAACAGCATGGTACAGAAGACGATTATGGAACCGATAAGCTTCAGCCTTCGTATTAGGGATCTCTTTCTGATATATAGGGGTGACATCTTTACCTCCGAAATAATGCTTACCACAGGACTCACGGAATAGGCCCGACGCATGCGTTTTCTTCACGTTTGTAGTGAAGCCGCAGAAATCGAGTAACTCCCGGAGCTCTACGAAGAGCGCGGAGGGACATATGATATCGTCCCCATACACAGACACGCGTCCATTCCCATCGAGACGAAGATCTCTCAAGCTCTCGGTGAGGGCCCAAAAGATCAAAGACTCGAGTTCGAAGGTAAAACCGTTGCCCATTGAGGAAAACTTCTCCAGTGGGACGACCTTGCCGTCGATGACCACACTTTCGCTGCGTAAAGCATCTAAAAGTGTGGCCCAGGAATGAGGCAATAGGTGCCAAACTATCGCCGAAGAAATGGTATCCGACGCTGCCTTCAAGTCCACGGTCGCGAGACCGAGCTCAAGGGCACGTCGGGCGAGACCTTGGTTGACCGACTGGTCGTCCAGATCTATACCAGAACGCTTAAGGCATGTACGGATATGTGACCCAACGCCGAGCTGCAGGAAGATATTTCCAGTAGGCTCAGCAGCGATGAATCGGTCCGTTTTAGCGTTTTTCGACACGGTTAGTCCCCTGCTTCCTTGAACGACTAGAAACTCGTCGTTTAGCAAAGAAGTGGGACCGCTCGCATCTAGGCCACGGGCCCGCAACCAAGCGTAGTCCGTTGCCATGGCCGCACGTAGGTACGGCAATGCCTTTCTCGTGACACTGATTTGCTTTTCACAAAGCTTAGAGTCTAAGCAAGAGTCCACGCCTTTCAGCGTGGCGGTTGCTCCACTCCCCCATCTGAAACGATCAAGCAGTTTCCCAAATTTGGGAGCATACCCTATGCAGCTCTGGATTTTTAACTGAGCCCTGTGGAATACAGGGTCCCAACGCGACCTTCCGGTCGCGGTCCATAGTGCACGGATGCGCTCATTTGTGATTTTGCATTGATCTTCGGCCGCTGTGAAGGCGGCCAATGCAACCTGACGCGTGTCTATACCAGTGTTGAGCCCCTTGTATTTCGAAAGGTACTCGGTACACAGGTAGTCGTCACGGAACTTGTCAGATTGGGATTCCAGATAATCCTCTGCCCTCACCCCCAGATTTAGAAACTGGGAGAGCTCGTCCGTACGGAATAAGAGCCATAGAGCTAGAGAATGCGGTGTGTTAACGGCTTCACATAGCGACTGAAAAGTCGCGTCAATCTTAGAAGACACGGTGAATCCTTTCCGGAAGTTACAAGATCAGTACGGCAGGGCTTGGACGACGATGTTGTCGCCTACAGCCGTTGCACTGCCTTGCGCGAGGGACGTTGCGACTTCTTGAACGAAGTCCATTCGATCCTGGTCGGTAAAGCAATCCGGGAAGATGAACTCGCCATTGAACCGACCCGTTCCTCGAAGTGTCGGCACAGCCGGAACCGAGAGGTCGAGTTTGGGTTTTTGGTAAGTGGTCTTCACGCGATAAACCCCGCCGGCGACAGTCGGCTCTTTGACGTTCAACGTATAGGTACTGAAACCCAACGGGAGACCGCCATTAAGCGCGCGACATTGCCAACGAGCAGTGTTGTCCGCGACACGAGAAGCAGGGGTGAGTGTAGTTGAGACGGGCGGTGAAGCCTTATTCACAACTACGATGGACGACATGTTAGTGATCATGGTACTATTTCCTCGAAATGAGAGTGGTCAGCAGGGCTGCAATATTCAAAAGCGGCCCAGATGCTGAAGGTAGTTTAAGGATCGGCATAACAGGAGTCGGTAACGCTGACAAGGTGGTGCGGGCCTTCGTAACAACCTCACGGTGCGCGTTGTAACTTGCGCTGTGACTAGTTATATTGGAGGCGACCGCTCTGTCCGTAGTCCAGCGTATGGCGAACGTTCTGCTAGTCCGGGTGCCCACGGTATGATACCCGTGAACAAACTGGACCCCGTTATTTAGTAACGACGCTTCCAGTAACTCTAAAAGCTGCCCAACGTTGTAGAAGTAATCCGCAACGAAAGACAGCCATGTGAGTTCCCAGATAAGGGTTGGTCTGACGACTAACCCAGACCGCCAATTCTCATACGTGTGGAGATCACTGATTTTATACCGGACGCCGAATTGATGGCGAACAGAATATGTCAGCGTTTCGTACTTGCCCCGATCGCCGAGCCAATAGTAATCCGAGACGCCATCTATGATGGAATCTCCGAACCACCAACTAGCTCGACTTTTGACATCGAAGTGCACTTCCTCCAGCTTTTCTGATAGCACGTGATTTCGTAAGTTCTCGATATCACTCAAGAGGGGTTTCCACCCCACCGACCAACTTAACCAGACCCCGCCTACAACGTTGGCAGGGTTAGTACCAAGCTCTTTTAAAGCTTGTCTGATCCGTTTCTTCGACCCTCGCAGGTCTCGAAGCAGTTCAGCGGCCGATTTTGCTACCGATTGGAGCATTTTGAGGGACTCGCGTCCTTCTCCCACTGAGGTGTTCAACCCTATCTCACTATCTTTGATCTGGTCATACAGCTTAGCTAAACCACGGTTGTACGAGTCATCACGGGGAACCGCGAGACTGTACTTGTACCATGGAGCGCCAGGTTGCGGACCAGAGATTGTGTAGAAAAAGGTTTTCACTTTCCAGCCGCCTTCATAATACAAAACCTGGTTCCATTCCTTCCCTTCGCCGTTCGGAAATATCTCGCGCGACTTAGTAAAGGAGTATGGAGAGGGTGCAACGAAATCACTAGGGTTGACGCAAGGGTTTGGTGATACAGCGAAGATAGACTCCTCTGAGAGGTTGTCCGTCGACGCAATCACTACGCCATTTGGGTCAGTTTTCGTGAAAAGTTCCTTTCGCTGCGAAGTATTAGATGTTAATGGCATTTGAGGGGGCTCCAAAACGTACGTTCGGCAAGCCCAAAAAGGGCATCTCACCGGGGCTGAATTAAGCCCTGTCACTGCGACGCAGCGACTAAAGGAAC